ACAATGGTGATGCCACCATCACCAGCCACATCACGAACCACATATTTGGAAAAATCACCAAACAGCAAAACTTTTCCAGCAGCAGATAGGCTGGATGCCATGTTGCTATTGAGGGTCACAGGATAGCCCATGATGGTTGGAACCCTTGCATCTGCTCCAGCATAATTCTGGGCAAATATAGGGCTACCATTGGTGTCCTTCAATTTAGCAATGGCTGCCAATATGGAAGGGTGACACATGAAACCAACATTGCCAGTAGTCTTATATGCCGTATCTACAGAGAATACCAAATCAATGATATCATCCACAGTAATGGCATTAGTTGCAGCAGCAGTTTTACCTGCAGCAGCACCAATTACTAAGCCCTGGGGCTGGGAAGATCCACTTCCAGTTGTGAAAAAAGATTCCTGAATTCGGCCCAACCTAATCCCGGCCTGTTCCGCAACAAGGGATTCAACATCAATCAGGGAATCTTGCAAGAGTTCATAGCTGGTGAGAACCTGCCCAGAAGAAAACTTGTAGGCACCCATGGTTTTGTTGGTGAAAGTTAAAGCCACTTCCGAGATAGAACCATTTTCAGCAATCAAGCTTCCAGAATTGCTGGTGTCATCAAGGCATGGCATCTGGATGCTAGAACCATTGCTGGTGCTTAGCACTGTTGCCACTTGTCGCACAGCATTATAATCACGCATGGCCTGAGTAAGTGACCCATAGAATTCATCATTTACCAAGGCACCACCAATCCCAGTGGAACCCACACCCTGGGCGCGCGCTTCCAAATTGATTTCATTGGAATTAAGGTCTAATCCAACTTCATTTGCAGCACTAGCATATTCAGATCTAAAACCCCTAGTGCCCTTTAGAAAAAAGCCACGGACAGCATTGGCCTTGTTCCGCTTGGCTTTTTTGTCATCTAGGTCTGTAACAATAGCTGGAATGTTCATAGCTGGTGCCTTTTTGTTAGATCGTTTTAAGGTTTCAAGTTTAGTGGAATTCTGCTGCACATCAGCAGCACTATTCATGGCATCTTCAATGGCTACAACCCTGGCATCTAAATCACTAACAGCCATTACCAAATCATCAAATGCTGTCTGCTCTTCTGGTGTGAGTTGGCGTTTTGCCATCTCATCAAGCTGATTAATTTTTTCGGCTCGCTCAGCTTGCAATGCTCTGATTTCAATAACTGACATATGATCACCTCCTGAAATTTGTTTTGGTGCCAAATACGCAAAGGCACCTGCCAGGATGCCCTGGTTGGCGGCCAATGCGTAAAGACTGCATGGATATGACCAAATATAAAGCGATCAAAATAATGTGCAAACTGTATGGAATGATTGAAAATACCGCATGCTGAATGGCTATGTTTATAGCGTTTTCCTTTTTGATCACGAAACAGATTGCGGTATCAAATTTTTAGGACAACCTTGGAAGGTTTTCTAATTGTTTTTTCTCATCTGCTTTAAGTTCTGATTTTGTTTTAATCAAAATTGTGGCCTTAGATGTGACCAAATCAGGAAACATTTTGTGAATCGCTCGAAAACAATCATTTTTATCGCGTTCGGAAATAATCCCAAGGACCTTGTTTTTTTTGTCTGCCAACTCCACAACAGCAATAAAATCCTTTTTTGGTTTCGCTAAATGTCTTTTTTCAAAAACTAATTCTGTAGGGTCAGTTGGCAAACTTTTAAAAAATGCTGTCCAATCTGTTTTATAGGGTGGGCGGTTTGGCATTTCGTGAATAATGTCTGCAAGTTCCACACCTAATGCACCTGGTGACCAACCATCACCAATTTTCTGAACTATCCACCTTCTCATCTCATGTACATCTTTAAATATTAGCATGGTTCCATCCTCCATTAAAAATAATGGATTCATGCTATCAGATTACTTTTTGAATCCCAAGATTTTTGTACATTTTTTTTGCTTCTAAATTGTCCTCAAATAACATCACCACCTGTGATGCTATTGGTTCCACATTGTTTTTTTTAGATTGGATCTGCTCTTCCTTGGATGGTCCTACATTGTTCATAAAAAGCTTATCAAACAAAACACCAGCAGCAATTAAGCTACTGGTGGTCCTTTCTCTTTCACTTTCCATCCTCCCAGTGACCACATAAATCAGATGTAGTTTGGAAAGTTCATTCAACTGGTCTACTTTTTTTTACTGGTTGGGTGCCATTCACCAGCAAAGTGTTGTCAATGTCTGATACCACTATGCCAGTTTTAGCCCTGGTTAAAAGTTTCATTAACTTAACCTGGTTAATTCGTTTTTGAATGTCTAAAACATCTTCCTGTTTTTCTGCTAGAAAACTTGACAAAGACCGTAAACCAACTTCTGTGTCCAAATAGGCTGGGTAGGTAACCGCTGAAACATCATGCAAATCTACATCTAGAAGTGTTCGCAAATTAACTGCCCCATCCTTTTCCCAATTGTCTTTTTTTGTCACAAAAGCAAAGGACATTTGGGTTATGTCGCCTCTTTCCAGACTCACCATCAAATCCCTGCTGTAGCTGGTGTCAGGTGGTGTTATTTCCACCAGTAGACCTGTGGAATCTGTGGACAGTTTCAAAGTGCCTGATAAGGTTCTGCCCAAGATCAGGGATGAATTATGATCAATCAATGCCCTGACATCTGCATTTTCATCCAAAGACCGCTGAAATGCTGAAGGTTCAATCTGTTCCACAAATCCACCCAAATCCTGTGATCTGGTCATGAATTTTGCAGCATACCCAACAATTTTTCTGCCTTCTGTTTCAAATCTGATTTCAGTGCTGAATCTTTTTTCTAGCTTAGCCATGATATATCCTCCCAAGTTGCCTTTAAATCTGACCAAATAGAAAGTCTTTCTTGTGTTTTTTGCGCCAATGTTGCTGGTGTTGCATCACCTGCAAGGTCTAAAAATTCTCTTTTAACATCTGCACAGTGTGCAGCAGCAGCCCTGACAGCACCACCTGCATTAGGTTTGATGAACTCTATGACAGGTTCTAAGATTATTTCCACTCGTTCCTGATGGTTTTCCAAGAACTTTTCCAGTGCAGGAATAAATTCACTGGGTTTATTGGAAATCCTTTTGATGTGGGTGGCTTCAATTTTCCTGATTTGCTTTCTTGCTGCTTCCAGTAATCTAGCAAACCCAAAACTGTTTCCCTCTGGCATCTGATTTAATGTTTGCTGCTGGTCTACTGCTGCTGGTGTCTGTCCTGGTCCAAATGCGGGATCCATATTTTTGGGCACCATGTAAGCATCACCATCTGGACCTGAGCTTGGCAGGTTCTCAAGTGCGCGCACTTCATTGCGTGACAGCCACCCCCAGCTTAATGCTGATGCATAAAAAGCTGATCTGCTAGAACTATCACCCCTAAGTAATGCGTCCTGATTGTGTTCGGCATATAGGTCAGGACTGTTAATTAGCTTCATGCTAATTTCCTGTTCCCACCTAATTAGCCAAGGTCGTAAGGTCTCTTGCAGAAAATTGAGATTGTCTTGCTCTAAGCTGCTGTAACTGGCACCTGATTTGTCACCTATTTTGCTGGCAGGTATTCGAAACCACCTAGCAATTTCCTGAAGCTGAAATGATCTGCTGTTCACCCACTGTGCATCATCAGGTGAAATCCCAATGGACTGGTAACTGACCCCATTTTGCAAAATTGCAACCCTATGTGAATTTTTGCTGGTGCTGTGCATCTCCTCCCAAGATTTCCTCATGTTTTGGATTGCTTCACTGTTCAATTTACCTGGTACACTAATGACCCCAGAAGGCTTTGCGCCATTTCCAAAAAAACTGCTGCCATAATTTTCTAAGGCCATGCCCAATCCGATTGATTCCTTGGCTTGGGCTATGACTGAATAGCCCTTAACACCATCAAAACTAAGCCCTTTAATGTGCAGGATTTCATTGGGTAAAAAGATAATGTTTCCATACTGGTAAAAAAGATCACCATTTTCATCCCTGACAGGTTGGCAAACATCAGGTCTTAATGGCCAAAGTGCAATAACTCTGCCTGTGCTGTCTCTTTCTATTTCTGCATAGCCATTTCCCCAGGTCAAAACATGGCCCATGATTGTTTCACGAAAAACAAGTGACCCCATTTCAGAATTAGGTGCATCATGCAGAATAGAATACAGTGGATTTGCAGTGGCTTTGGTTCGTCCATTATTTTCACTGCGCTGGAACACCTGCAGTGGCAGACTTGCCACACCTTCTGAAATTGCCCTGACAGCAGACCACACAGCACTGTAAGTTAAACTGGATGCCTGATTAACTGACTGCCCAGAATTGCTTTGACCTGTGTATGTCCAGGCACCACTGTCTGAAACCACAGAATATCCACCAGCCAGCTTAAATAGATTTGAAATAAAAGACCGGATAGATGGCATGGTTTTTACAGGAATTCAATTCCTGCCCCTGTTGGTTTACCTTCACTAGTTTCCATTCCACCATTAGCCAGCCATCTGCCTACTGCCATAACAGTGGCTATAATTCCGTCTATCTTGTCACGAGATTTCTTTTTTGACAACTTGTAGTTATTATTATCATCCAATGCACAGGCAACATTCCCAAGGTTCCATCTCAGCACTGGATTCCCACCATGTGCAATTTGTTTTGTGAGAATGAATTCCTCTAATTTTTTTGTGGGTGGTGACAAATTTACTGGTGTTTGACCGAATTTTACCATGCTGAAATCTTCTGTTAATTCATGAATGATTTGGTCTGCATGCCATGGGTCATAAGCAATTTCTAAAATCTTATACTGTTCGGCCAATTCAAAAATGGCTTTTTTAATTGTTCGATAATCAACCCTGTTTCCCTCTGTTTTAAAAATCCATCCAGCTTTTATCCATGGATCAATTTTAAACTTATTCAGTTTTTCCCTAAGTAGGCATGCCTGTTCAGGTGCCCAATAAAATGGCATCACATAATGTGGTTCATCTGCATGGGATGCAGGGAAAAACAAAACAAATGCTGTTAGATCCATAGTGGCAGACAGATCCAAACCAGCATAACATTCCCTGCCTAATAGGTCTGGTTCTGGTATTAAGCATTCATCCCACTTAAGTGGGGAAATCCAACGGACATCAGTCTCGATCCATTGATTTAGATGGTCTCGCCTGAAAGCTGCCTCTAATGCTGGGTTGTCCTTACATTCCTGCACTTTCTGGGTGAAATATGATGCTTTAACTGTGACCCCAAAACCTGGGTTTGCCTTTTTCCAAGTTGCTTCAATTGTCCAATCTTCTTCTGTCTCTGCTGAAAATATTTTGGTGTAGAAAGTTGGATCAACTATGGTTCCGTCTAACACCTTTTGTGCATAGCAATGCATGTCATAACAAAAACTGGTTCTGTCCTGCCCTGCTGTGGTGATCATCACACATAATGGCTGCCGTCTAGCACCTGTGCCAGTCATCAAAGTATCATAAAGTTCACGCGATTTTTGTGTGTGCAATTCGTCAATAATAATGCCATGTGGATTCCCCCCATGGGCTGTGTGAGCGTCTGCAGATATTGACTTGTAGACTGATTTTGTAGCAGGATAAATGATTGTATTTTTGTAAATTTCCAACTTGTTTGCTAATGGTGGACAGCTTGCCATTAGGTTTTTAGCACTATCAAAACAAATGTGTGCCTGCTCTCTGCTAGCTGCTGCAGAATAAATTTCGGCACCTGGTTCACCCTCTATCAAAAGCCAAAGGGCAATTGCACTAGCTAGGGTTGTCTTGCCAGCCTTTCTGGGAATTTCCAAATAAACCTGCCTGATGATCCTATTGCCGTTTTTATCTACCCTTCCAAACACATCTTGAAGGATTTCAACCTGCCACGGTTGCAACCTGAATTTTTGCCCTGACCATTCCCCTTTATGGTGCCGTAATGCGTTTTCAATAAAGGGAATAATCAATGGCTGTTTTTTAGTGGTGGCTTTTTTAGTCCTCTTCATTTTTCGCCTTAGTCACACCACATAAATCCTCTAACCAGTTTTGTTCCTTCCTGACTGGATCGGCAACCAACTTTGACCTGGCTAATGGTGACAGCCCAAGTGATTTGCCTAGGGTGTAAAGTCTGGCAGAAAGTGATGTCATTTGATCCACTGCCGGATCTGATTTTAACGGCCTGCCTTCTTCCCTGATAAATCCACCACTGGAATTAATTTGCTGCTGGCATCTGACTAATTGTGAATACATGGCACAATAAACAGCCACACCATCAGCATCCACAGGGGACAAAATAGACATGGGTTTTAACCCTGACATCAGGTCATGCCATTTGGTTTTTGAAATTTCATCCAACCAATCTGGCATCCTTGGATCATCCACTGAATATTCAATGGGTGATGGGTTAACTGTGGATGGCCTAGGGTTAGGATTCAAGGACAATAACTGTCTCTTAATAGGTTTTCTGCCTCTGTTCATTAAAATAGCCTTAAAAATGCCCTAAAAATCATGCAAAAATGCCGTTTTT